CGTTGTAGTTTGTAGGTAGCTAGTAGCTCAACTAATAGTTTTAATCGTTGAAAGAAAAAACCTACCTCATCATCTGATTCAAAGGTACCTTTAGTATCTATTTCTTTAGTTCTTTTATCTATAAATTTAATTTGCTCGTCTATTTCTTTCATATAACCTTCATAATATGAAATCATATCTTCAGCTTTCTCATTTTTCTTGAGAAGGTTAAAGGTCGTGTATCCTAAGATCACGACCAATAGTGATAAAATTAGTATGATATAAATCATAGATTATCCAATAGATTTTTTAATCCTTCACTTCTAACGGAACTAAGTGCTTTTTGTTTTGCAGCTGCGGGAGCCGGCTTCTTAGTTTCCATTTTAAAGTTGTTTTTAGCAGGAACCTCACCTTTCAATTTAGGTAACCATTCACGCTCAAATTCAATACGAGCAGCCATCATATCACCAAAATGGAGAACGAATGGAAGACAAGTACGTGGTTTTTGCTCTGGCATGTAAGTCATCAAGTATTTCTTGTTTGCCTCATCATACAAACCATCGTGTGTTTGAATCGCGAGCATTTCGTTAAACGTATACTGGATACCGTGTGATTGAAGCATGAACAAACCACGGTCTGGAACCGAAGCAAATGGAAGTTTAGTGTTGAACATATAGTCCTCTCCTAGTTTATCTCTACGCCATTGATCAGTTTGTGGGATATATGATTCATGTTCTTCATCTCCCATCTTACCCAGGTCATGATTTAGAGCAGCAAATACTAATTCTTCAATAGTATAACCAGACATATCAGCTCCTTCTTCAGCCCACAATTGGTGTTGTTTTAGGGCACAACGTACAACACGAATAACGTGTTCTACATAACCCCCAGGAAAAGCATTGTGGTATTCTTTTTTATGAGCAGCCGGCATAAGCATAATACGCTCAGCATATTGATTATAAAATTCCAATAGTTTTTCTTTGCGGGGTGAAGAGATATGTTCTTCAATAATACCTAAAAATACATTCCAATTGTTTTGGATTTGTTCAGCAGTAAGATTCATAACTTTAATTTAAATTAGTTTTGACGTTGTACCATCATTTTAAGATCACCAATAATATCGTGAGCTTCTGCAATAAGCTGTTGGTACTGTTCTTTTGTTGTTGAGGGGCGAGTAATTAAAACATTCATAGAGGTAAGTTTACCTTCTAGTTTTTCTAGTTTTTGTACTGCCAAGTCTGGGTTTCGCATAATCGAATTTTTTAGTTATATAATAATATAATGATAGAGTGATATAGAATCACGCTTTATCCAATATTTTTTTTGCTGTGTCTTGGATTTTTTTAATATGAGCACATTTTTCGTACTCTTCTACACCTTCAAAATAACGAAGGGCCATCTCTGAAGCATAAAGTAGATTTTCATCTGTAAATGAGAATAATGCATCTACATCTACTCTACGCTTTAAGTCTAGTTTAGAGATATAAAACCATGCTCTTGAATAGGTAACCATTTCAGCCATATCATCCATACCAGCCATTTCTTTAACTACCTCTTCTGGGAGGCTTTTGTAAATTTGCTTGTATAGAGATTGATGATTTAGAATGATTTTTTTAAACATCCCAATCCAAAACATAGGAGTTTCTTGGATAATGATAGTATCACTGGCTGCTTCTGCTTGATTTTCGAGAGAAGAGCCATCAAATAAATTAAATATTTTATTGATATCCATCTGCATATACATATATGCTATAAGGGAAAAACATAAAGGATAAATTTGCTCTTTCTCCTGGGCTCGAACCAGGGACCCTCTGATTAACAGTCAGATGCTCTAACCAACTGAGCTAAGAAAGAATAAATGGTAGAGCTTTATCTCCAAAAAGGAATCACCTACTCTACCTGGTAGGAGACTTTACGCGATTAATCGACAACCTACAGGACCATTCGTGAGATTAGCTTCCTCCAATGGTTGTTACCGTCCTAGTGCTAAATCAGGTAACCGCTGAGCCTCCAGTCGGATTCGAACCAACGACCTACTGATTACAAATCAGTGGCTCTACCAGCTGAGCTATGGAGGCTTTTTGGGGAAGCATTTCGACGAGGCGCTTATTGGTTCACGCTCTTCCCCTGCTCTGTTGTTACCTTTTCCCACGTCAACCTAGCCATCACCGGGATCTTCTCCGGCTGCTAGGATTTTTTTGCTCCCCTGGAGAAGCGGGCGGTCTCGATTTGTTACGTTCTCGAGAAAACGTATGGGTTGAGGGGAGCAAATGGCCCGGGCTTCCACCGGCGTAGCTTTAGACTCCATTGAGTGCAGCCCCCCTCGGATTGGCTAGACTCAGACTTATTCAGCGGCTGCTTCTACTCCTTCAGCTTCAACTTCAAGAGCGGCTGAATCGACAGTAGCGGTAGTGTCTACTACTACTTCTTCAACAACTGCTTCTTCTGAAGCTTGGGTGCAAGATACAGCTACAGCTGCCATTGCTAATGCAAGAATTGCGTTTTTCATGATTGTGAATTTAATTAATTAAAGTTAGCGGAGGCTCAGGGATTCGAACCCCGGTTAGTATTACCTAAAACAGTTTTCAAGACTGCCGCATTCGACCGCTCTGCCAAACCTCCTTTACCGATAAGATAATAAAAAATTATAAAATAGCCAAGTTTAATTATGACTTAACTATCTTTTCTTGGATGTAATAGATTCCATTGGTTAAGGTATCAATGGTAGATAAAGCTGTTTCTTTAGAAGAGAATAATTCAGCATTATCAAATGCAACCCAAGTACCACCTGCTCCATAAAATGGAGGATTAAAACTATTGTTTCTAATTAAATAATAAGTAGTTACAGCCATCGCGTTTTTTATCATAAATATGTAGTTGGCGGGGAGAGACTCGAACTCTCATGTGACCAATTACTCTTTCTACAAGGTATAAGCTTGAGGAGATACACGCCAGTATTTAGTTGGAAGGGACGGATTCGAACCGCCGTACCCGTAAGGGAGCAGATTTACAGTCTGCCGGTTTTAACCACTCACCCACCTTCCAATTTTGTTACCCCCCAGAGATTCGAACTCCGATTAAATGGACCAAAACCATTTGTCCTGCCGTTAGACGAGAGGGTAATCCTGTCGAGCCGGGGTCGCTGGTAAGAGCAACTCGACAATCCTACGTTCGGTAGTCGGGATGACAGGATTCGAACCTGCGACCCTCTGGTCCCAAACCAGATGCGCTACCACCTGCGCTACATCCCGAGCCTGTTGTTAAGGAACAACAGCAAACCGCCACTATAGCTCCACTCTGTTTTTGGATGGAACAGAGAAACCAAGCACTTGACTGCGTAGCTCTCCCTCCTGGGCTCGAACCAGGGACCTAATGATTAACAGTCATTCGCTCTAACCAACTGAGCTAAGGGAGAATTTTTTAAGTGATCCGAGAAGGATTCGAACCTTCGACCGTCGCATTAGAAGTGCGATGCTCTATCCAGCTGAGCTACCGGACCATATTATTAAAGGGCTACCCACTTCACATTTCTAGAATTGCTTGTGGCCGAATCGAATTCTTTGTCTCCCCTTTTTGTACCGAGGGCGGGACTCGAACCCGCACACACTAGGCACTGGTTCCTAAGACCAGCGTGTCTACCATTCCACCACCTCGGCATTTTTATCCTATATGTCAAAGAACCTTTGTGTACTTTTAGTACGTGGGTTTCCGTGTACCGCCTACCGGAATCGAACCGGTACGAACATCACTGTCCGAGGGATTTTAAGTCCCTTGTGTCTACCTATTTCACCAAGGCGGCATTTTTTCATTGATCTAAATATAGTATATACTATTATATAGGCCAAACTCTATCGTGTAATTTTAATTTTAGCTCCTGGGAGTTCTTCATTGATAGGTGAGCGTGAACTATGAACCCACAGAATAGGTTTCATTGGCTTTGTTTCAGGAGCACTACATTCACCATCAGTGAAGTAAATTAGGTTTTGAAATTTATGTTGATGTTCTTTTAAGTAAACCATTACAGGTTCAAAATCAGTACCACCACGTCCTGCTACCTTAATTTCCTCTAATACACCTTTATATTCATATTCTCGTTGAATCT